ATTGGTAAGGCCTTAGAATAATCTCAGAACAAGGGTTGGTACCGAACTCATGTTCGACATCTCTTCTCCCGCTCTCGGCAACTTTGTTCTTAGCGGCTTGACGATTAAAGATACCTCGCTCACCACTCTTACTTTCATATAATGCTTTCCACTCTGACATAAATAGGCCCATGTCAGGGGTACGGGTATAGACAGCACTGTTGTTTGCTAATGCTCTCTGTCCGTTTTCTATCCACCACTGCCCACTCTTTGCTTTACGAACATTGTCATCTTGTATGTTACTCAAAGAGATAAGTGCAGAACGACGAACACCACCGACTACCACTACTTCACCTACCTTGCACACTAGGTCGTGGCACTCGATGGCTTCTAATTGGCGACCAGCGGCCTTCTGAAATAATTCAATAGCGAAATCAAACAAGTCAACAAGTGGCTGTGGACCTGATGCCCTACCACCAAATGTTTTTAATCTTGCCCCTGCTGGTCTAACCTGGGTGACATCTATTTTAGGAATCTGACCCGAATATAACATTGCAAGTAATTCTCTAAAGGCGCTCGCCCACCCAGCTTTACTATCTTCAACGACAATAACTGTCTCACTTTTACTAAACTTCTCGGCAACAACAGGCAACTTCTCTACATTGTTGTACTCAACACTAAAACCTACGCCTGTGCCACATAATAATATATACATCACTTCATCAAAACTTCTTACATCATCAATGGGGATATAACTACAATTGTAGCCAGCTGTATGGTCTCGCTGTAAAGCAACACCAGCTGTCATCAAGGCTCGCATACTTGGCATGACTTGTAAGCTGGCCACTGCACTCTCAAGCTGTCGCCTAAGAGGTCCCATATTGTAATTAAAGTTTTGTTCTAAATGACTTTCCATAAAGTCAAAGTATCTTCTTACTGTCTCGTGCCATGTTTCCCTGCGTCCGATAGACTCATCGTATCTGGCATATCTAGAGGTATGTATGTATTGTTGGTAAACTGTAGGTAAGCTCATATTGTCTCCTTAAAATTATCTATTAAAAATTCTACATAGCGTTTTGCTTTCTGTAAGTCTTCAAGTTTTTTAGTATTAGAAGTATTCTTTGAACGCCAACGACATATATATTTTATTACGTTACCTTCAGCATATGGTAAATCATTTTTCATGATAAACTCAATAGGCTCAATAGTGTAATCCTTATAATACTTTGGGTTGTTTATATCTTCCATAACTTTGGCTCTCCTGTAACCATGTCATATTCTCCGTGTCTCAGTATACGAGCCACACGAGCTTGTTGTAAAACTTCAGGTTCCATGTACCCATTCTTTACATAAGCCTCAACAACTTTGTTCCAGTTATCTATGAAGGGCACCTTAGGGTCTAATAATTTTTGTGCTGTTTTTATGCCTATTCCAGGACAGCCACTATACCCATCAACACTGTCACCAGCTAGAGTCTGTATAAGAAACCAGTAGTCTCCCTGAGCTGGAGTAATTTCTAGTACCTCTTTACCATCATAAATTAAACCAGGTATCTGTTTTAAATCTTTATCAATTGAAACAATGACTCGCTCTACTTCTACGGATGTGGTGTCCGTAGCGAGTATGCCTAAAACATCATCAGCTTCTAAGTTCTCAAAAGCTACACCATAGTGTTCTTCAATAACATATTCTTTTAACAAATTAAACAACATTGGTTTTCGTTTGTCTCGACGATTTGATTTGTAAGATGGCATTACTGTCTTACGAAAATTATCTTTGTCCGTAAGTGCGATGACATAATCTTGCGCCTCTAGCAACAACATAAGGTTGGTTAATTCTTTACGAATCCCTGCTTTACATTTGCGCTCATCTGAGTGCAGAGTCCACAGACCATCACCCCAGTTTGTTTCTTCTTCAAATTTAGTTGCGACTTTATATATTAGTATGTCACCATCAATTAGCAATTGTCTCATTTAGGCACCTTCGGTAAATTTTTTTTGTCAAATAAATCTTTGAGTGGTATGAGTATGAATTTACTTTTATTGTAATCACCACCATACCTAGCTGTGTCCAGATATTTTTTAGCTAATCTCTTAACTGTCTTTGTATCAAATATAAGTCTACAGTAATCATCATCACCCAATGCAAGTATCTGTATCCAGTAGTCTGCCTTGGTTGTCATGATACCTGATGGCTTTCCGTAACTCTCTATCTCTAAACAGATGTTACCACTACGAAACCACCAGTCTCGTTCTGTTTTTATTTCTGCTTTTGTTTTCTTTGCATCTAAGATTGCAACTATTCTATTCTCTCTGTCTAAACCGTATTGTAAATCCTTATCAAAATCTGGATTACCTTTTCTTGGACTCAATGTGTTTCACTCCAGTTATCTCCAACCTTGTATTCCCCTGTCAGGGGTAATCGAAGATTGAAATGTTCACCCGTTCGCTTAATGGCATCCACTGCAAGTTCACCTATATCTGTTGCCAGCTCTTTTGGACACTCAACTTGTATTTCATCGTGTACCCATACGACCTGTCGTACATCATCATATTCAACTGCGGCTTTATTAAATTCAACAAGCCATTGTTTACATACAATAGCCCCACCAGATTGTAGTAGGGTATTCAGTGCTGCATGTGGTGAGCGTACTTTAACATTTCGTTTGTCTAAGCCAATCAAATAACCACGAGCGGCAGCCTGCTGTACATTTGTTATGAGCGTGTTCAATGCAGGTAAGTTATTTAAAAATCGTTTCTTTACTTTAGATGCTTCGTGTACTGTCTTGCCAGTTACCTGTGCAATTTTCTTTACACCACCACCATATAAGAAACAATAGTAGAATCGTTTAGCTAAATCACGGCTATCTAATCCAGCTAATCTCTGTGTCTCTGTGTGTATGTCACCGTTGAGAACAACATCAGCATACTTGCCATCATCGTATCGTGCCATGTAATGTGCGAGCATACGAACTTCAAGACCAGAGACATCAATACCAACTAACTTGTGTCCTTTAGGTACAGTAAATAATGAGCGACATTCTTTACCATAAGGTACACTGACACTTGGTATCTGTGCTAAGTTAGGATTTGCATGAGAAGCTCTGGCAGTAACCGTGGAGTTTGTATTACAAGTTCCATGTATTTTACCATTTGTCTCACACTTCATCCATGCTTGTTTTCCTGTTGCTAGTTGACCTATGCGTTTTTCTAATAAGAAATGTTCAGCTAAGGGTTTAGCTTCAGGGTATGGAAGATTACTAAGAACAGCATCATCCATCTTAGGTTTACCATCAGCTGTGTATTCGGATGGTTCCCAATTGTGTAACTCTGCAAGTCTCTCAGCAATGTGCTGACGGCTAGCAGGATTAAATTCAATTATTTTTTCTTTGTAGGTTCGGACACCCTTAACATAACCTCGGCTTTTATTATTTACCTTTGGTGTGAATGGTGTTCGTTCTAATTTAGGGGGAAACACTTGTTGTAATTCTTCTTTTATTTCATACAAACGAGTGTTTAATAAAGTGTACAGTTCTTCCGCTTTCTTTGTGTTGAAAGTAAAACCATGCTGTTCTTGTTCATGTATAGCTGTGACTACTTCATGCTCCAGTTGCATAGCTTGTTCACTATATCCTTTCTGTTGTATTCGCAACCACAGGGCATAAGTTACCTCAACATCTTGGACACAATAGTCCAACATTTCTTTGGTAAAGTGTGTAAACCCACCATCATAATCACCTTTGTAATTACCAATACGATAACCCCAAGCTCGTAAACTATGGCGGCCTATACAATCTCTCGGAAAATTTTGTGTTGCAAAATCTTGTCCAGCAATATCAGGGTATACTAACCTCGTTGCTATAAGAGTATCAAAGACAGCAGCCTTAGTTACAAAGCCATGGAGTTTACGAAGTACAGGAATATCAAACTTTATAATGTTATGTCCAACGATAAGTTCTGCTTTTTCTAATAAATCAATTGCATCTAATACTGGTTTAGTGTGTACCTCACCAGTGTCTATGTCTTTTAAAACAATACAATGTATCTCAGTTGTTTCTTTTAGTAAACCATTTGACTCAATGTCAAAACAATATCTCAAATTTTTGTCCTCAAAGTTTTCATTCCAATAATATTTACTGTAGGAATACTAGTTGTATTACCTACACCATCTATAACTTTATTATCTTTAAAATTAAATTCACTTGCAAGAACAGTAGTGTTTTCATCTTGACGCACTACCCAGCCAACTGTGACACAATCAACAGGTTCTCGTTTCTTTGCATCTTCTAACTCGCTCCACTCTGCCTGAGACACAATGTCTTTCCAATAACAAAGGACTAACTTGTAGTCACACTTAATGTTGCTCTGTGATTTCAACATTGATTCTCCAAACATCTATGTCACCTGCCTCTTGCAATGCCGCTAAAGCTTTATAAACTATCTTAGCTGTTTGCTCATTAGGCACTTGAATATCAACAGGGCCATCATGTGTACTTGCCTCGAACAATGCTGCTAACACCACATCACCCCAATTAAGTTTCTTTTCAAAAGTCATCCGCGAAATCCTCGGTTTGCATTAAACATCCTGTATCTAAATTATACTGCAATGTACAAGCTTTCCCAGTCTCGCCACTAAATCTATTTTTTAATATGTGTAATTGAGTCAAGTTATCATCAGCCTGTAAATCTCTTTGCATGCTGATTATCATATCAGACAACTGTCCAATAGATGCACTGCCTCTCAATGAGTTCATGCTGACAGCAACTCCATCTTCATATCCTCTGTTTCCTTCTGGTCTTCTAAGATGACTGACAAGTATGAGTCCAATACCTGTTTCTTCAACCAATGTACGCAGCTTAGTTACCGTGTAGTCTATGAGTTTACGCTCATCACCCATGTCCTCTCCAACGGCACTTAATGCTATGTGTAAATGGTCTAATATAACAAAGTCCACATTACAAGCTTTTGCTAAATATCTAATCTTACTAATAAGATTGTCACTAGCTGTGCTGCCGAAGTGATTATAAAGATAGAAGTTACCACTGCCAACAGTTTGATTAAAACATTCTTTCAATTGCTCTTGGTCGACACCCTCACGAGTGAGATGTAAAGGTTTCTGTAATTGAATACCCATCACACCTAATGCACTTCGTTTAACTGTTTCCTCTAAAGCAATGTAACCAACGCTGTAATCATTTTGTAATAAATGCAGAGCAACATGGCGACAGAAACTACTCTTACCTACACCACTACCAGCAGTGATAGTAACAAGTTCTGATTTTCTTAGACCATGTGTCTTTACATTTAATTGGGGAAACGGATACTCTACGGAGACATAGTTATCTTCTTTCTGTATCGTGTCCCATAAATCTTGCCCTGATATAATACCATCAGGACGATAAGCTTTGCTTGACCAAATGCAATCGACTAATTGTTTGTGTTGCTTTGCAACTAACATTTCATTTGCATCTTTCAAAGGGAGTTGACATATCTTAGCTTTGTTTGGACTAAATAATTTAGCACACTCAACAGCTGCTTTCATGCCTACTTCATCTTGGTCAAACATTAAGATAACTTCTTCAAAATTTTCTAGCCATTCTAACTGTTTCTGTATATCTTTTTTAGCACCTTGTGCTCCAGATTTCACAGACACAACAGGCCACTTGTTATCTTGTGCTTTTGAAACAGAGAGACAATCAATCTCACCCTCTGTTATTATTATTTTTTTTCCTTTATCACGCCACAGTTGTTGCCCAAACAAACCACTGTCTTTAGCCTCACCTATCCATTGAAAACTTTTATCTGGATACCTCAGCTTTTGTGCAACTAACTGGTGTTCTGTGTTGTAGTAGTTTGCCACCTGTACTGGACGCCCATTGTACTCAGCCACACCATAATGAAATTTATTAAGTGTAGTTATATCTAAGTTTCTCTTAGCCAATGGTACAATGTCAAAGTCTATAAAGTTTTTATTTTTTTCTATGTTCGGTGTTGTGTTCACTATATCACCTGATTCAACATGACCACATCCAAAACAATACGAGTGTCCATCTGAGTACACGGCTGCATTATCTTTGCTGCCACACTCAGTGCATGGTGCATGGTGTAAAAATTCTGATTCCATATTTCTCCTAGTGTAGGCACAGAGGGAGAAAGAGCTCTGTGCCCACGGCCTCTCGTGGAGAGACTATTTTAACCAGTCCTCTGGTATTGATTTATCTGCATATAAAAAACCATATTTCTCACACCACATGCCGTAAGTTGTTTTAGATTTCTTACTGATACGAGCACGAGAATTACTGAAAACAAATCTAATGTCATGGTCGGGATACTGTTCTTTAATCAATCGCATTTTTTGTCTGTCTGCTGTGGTGAACATCCCTTTTGTTTCAATAAAAATCTTCTGCTTAGGTAAATAGAAGTCAGGCGTATAGGTGTGTCTTTTTTCTGGCTTGATGTACTGGAGCTTTGTCTCTTCATAAGTGTACGCCACATTCTTATCGGCGAGAGACTCAGCAATAAGTTCTTCAAGACCACTACGAAACCCATATCGTATACCTACCTGTTTAGAAGTCAGCGACTGTTGGTTCTTCTTCCTGTACTGGCGTCTCATTTGTCTCCTTTGTTTCAGCAACATAACCATCTTGAATTTCATCGAATCCAAATCCAGATGCATTGCCGCTGCCACCTTGGACTAACTTGATAACCTGTACAGCACGGAGTCTAAGTGATACCCCAGCTCCAGCCATCGCTGTGTAATAAGGCACTAACTCAGCACTAACTTTGAGTTCACTACCACTCCAGACATCTGTGTCTAGTATTGGTGTACCTTGTGTATCAAAGAGTGGCACTTTATTTTTAACAACTGTACCATCTTTGGTTGTAATTTCAGCTTTTGTTTTAAATTTGAAAATCAAATTGTCTGTAACATTACCTTCATCATCTATCTCTTCGATGTAAGGCACTGGTGCTTGTTTGATTTTCTTTCCTTTAGCGTTCTCTTTAGCAAGAGTAACACTCTGTTCTATGGCTTTATCAATAGCTTGCACAAGTCCTTGTGCTTCTTCGGCACTAACAATCAAGTTAGTTTTAAAGTGACCGACTGCATCAAATCTTGTGTCAGGCTGTGATAGCCATGCATACTGAGCAATACCCTTAGGGGACACTACTCTTTCATAATTATTCTTTGGCATGTTATACTCCTTATGTAACATTATCTATGAAGGGCACCTAAGTTAACTAAAAAAGAAATCACAATCCATTAAGTCATTGATACATAAATCTTTTTGCTTAGGCACCTCTGGTAATTTATCAATGAGCTTTGGGTTTTTAATTTGTGATTTCACCTCGGCTATGAAATCCTCAAACAAATCTGCATCCTCGAAGATTTCTATAAATGCCGTCTTAATACTAGCAATCAATACATTCATGTCACCCGCAGTAGTACCGAATGAATCGTGAACTGTTGCAAAATTTTTCACCCCATTTTCAACGGCTATGTTTACTGTACGCATGAGTGCACTGCTATCTAGTGCATGTATGAAGTTAGGTGCAATACCATTAGACATACGGTAGCCATCCATCTTGTCAGTTTCTTCTTTAACTCTCGGTTTAAATACCTCACCCATCAACATGGTCTTAACTCGTTTAGTTTTCATCTGTGGATAAAACTGTTCGACATAAAAACCTGTCGGTGTTGTCCAACGAACAGACACATCTTCTTTGGCCACAATCTTTGCAACCTTTTGTAAGAAAGACATTCCTGTTTTTGCAGATGCAAGTGACTCACCTAGTGAATTCCAAATGTGACCTGACAGGTAACTCGCTGCTGGCATTGGTTGATTACCAAAGGGATGTTTTTCACCACGGTCCTGTCTCTTCTTTAAATCCTCAAGGACAAAGTCTGAGCATGAGTATCTTGTACTACCATAAACTGATGTCATGATAGCCCTCTTGACTGTGCTTCTTTTAACTCCATACTGTAACCAAAGTTTTGCAAACTCTTCATGTTGCACACTCATAAGTTTTCCTGTCACAGCATCAGCTACTTTTTGGTAGACATCGGCTGGCTTGTCAGCTGGTACGACATTCACTAATGCACCACTGTCACTATCTCGTAACAAAAGTGAGTACAACTGTAAACCATTACAACTACCATCAACTGCGATGGGCAGGTGACTGACAAAATCTTCTTTACTTACATTACGGTGTTCTAAATAAGCTGCCCATTCAAAACAGAAAGCTAAGAATTGAAAAGGTTTGTCTGCCTCTTCCCACCAGCGTGTGCCTATGGGGTCAGCTGCGCTAGCTACAATGTCATCCTTATGGCTGTTAACCCATGCCACTCGCTCTTCTAAATCACATTTGTCATAGCCAAACATATTGGCTCCGTGCATAGCGAGATAAAATATACCATCATTTTCTGCATTGATTGGCTTCCCTTCAACAAACTCAAGCAGTGCTTTTGATATTGTGTTGCTCTGATAATTTAAAAAAGCTGGGACACAATATACACGCCCACGAAAATCTAACTGTAAAGGAAAGTAAATTTTCTCATGGTCTTTTAGTTGCTTTGCCATTCCAATAATTTTGGTATACAAAATAACCTTGGACATGTTGGTCTTGTTGATGGTGTGTGCGGTAGCTGCCGCATTACGCCAGTTCTTACGAGCATCTGAGTTCGTGTCTATGTCATGTGGTCGATTAGGGATATCCACGACAGTCGGGGTTGGAATCTCTCCTCGACCTAGGCCACGTTCCCATATCTCGTAAGCAACTTCAAACACTTTTTGATTGATACGAAAAGGTGTGCGTTGCATGTTATTCACAGCATCATACACCTCAGGCATCTCGTGTGCACGGAGTTCCTCTTTAAATTTTTTGTTCTTAACTTTTACTAAGTCTAACTTAGGTAGTACACTGGTGATGTACCCACCACCCTCAACTGTTGTCCAATCTTTTGGTGGTGTTATCGTTGGTAAGTAATCAGGATGCAACAATTCAGTGTAAGTTTCACGCTTTGCAATCCATTCTAAATTTTCTTTTGTGTAGTTTAAAACTTTTCTTTTCTTTTGTCGCACGGTTTCACTGCCCACTGTAACTAATCCAGTGCTCTGGATAAACAGGTCTATGAATCGTGTACCTACCTGTAATTTTTCATTGGTAGTCCACTTAATCCAGTTACCCTCAGCGTCACGATGTGCAGACTCACGAAACTTTCTCCTCTTGTAGTTGTAGTTCCAGCTTCGCTTATCAAGGTTGCGTTTTACTGTGGCATACAAGCTTGGGTTTGCATGTGCAAAGTTACGCATTGCAACCTCAGTTTCAATCTTCTCACCTAATGATATGGCTGTAGCTGTAAGGGCTTTGCGTTGTACCATAGTGTTGATGATGTGCTTAGCAGTAATGACAGCTATAACTTCAGGTGGTAAATCTTTAGCATATTTAAAGGCCATGTGTGGTTTACCGTTGACACCATCTTCATTGAAAAACTTAACGATGTGGTCAGCCATTGGTTGTATCGCACGGGACACCATAGATTTACCAGCACTCGTAACACTTGCGTCATTACGGGTTATGTTGGCCTGTCTACGTTTCTCTGCACGTTGACGACCCAGTTCTAGCATTTGCTCTTCATGTGTGTGTGCAATGCAGTAATCCATGCTTTCAAATTCTTTAGACATAATTTCTCCTCTGGTATCTTAGACGGGCACCTTAGTCTTAGACCACCACCATGGTGCAGCGACACCTTTGTCCCATGTAGCCATGTATGCTTTGTCAGCTTTGTAATACTGACGGTATGCTTCGACAGCACTAGGTTGCTTGTATTTGTCGGGCATACATTGTGGAAAGGGTGTTAGCCCCTTGTCCTCTAGGTTGTCTGGCTCTGGTAAATCCTTGACAGCAACCCATGATTTGTGGTCTGTCTCTGGATTGTATCGCCAGATGTATTCGTTGTTAAGCCAACGGCAATACTGGTAGACATATCTGTAATTAGACAACGACTCGCCGCACCAGAGGCGACACGGGTGGTTCTTGTGTGTCGTCTTGTATGGTGAATCATGTCCCAGTATATTCAGTGTACTGCATAGCAACTGTGCTGACTCAAGTATCATCTTGATGACATGCTTGTCACAATGATATGTAGCACTGATAGCTGGGTCTTCGTGTAGTATAAATAAATTCATCACTTTCTCCTTTGATTGATAAAATACTGTGCATCTTCTCTGTTGTCAAATTCTTGTATTAGTGTGTACTTGTTATTCTCCTGTAACCACACAGCTATCCCGAACTTGGCACGCCTATCTGCATAGTCAACATGATAGCCGTCAGTCCTGTCATTCCGTGCGGCCCAATGTGCTTTCTTTTTGACTTGGATAGTCTTAGCTCGTTTCTTTAAATCACCATAGCCATCCTCTCGTCTGTTCTGAAAGTATCCAGCCATTACTCTTCACCCCCTTCATTGTAAGCCTTGATGTAGTGGTACTCAAGCCAGCCCTGTCCGTAGTTGATAAGCTTGTAGCCCTTGTCAACTAGCTTGGCTATCTCAACCTGTGCATTATGTACTGACTTTTGATTATCAACTTTCCAGCTGACTTTCTTAATGTCTTCGGGCAACAAGTCCTGACGCCCCTCTGCATTGTATGCTTTGTGTCTTCTATAGTTCCTCGCCATACTCTGTCTCCTTTTCATAATCATAGTATTCATACTCATAGTCAGACTCAGCTAGCATACGGGACTCACGGGGTGGGTACCCCATCTCGATGTACTCCTCGTACCTAGCTAAGACAAACTCTTCTCTGTTGCTACTCATTGTGCGTCACCTCTACGATTATCTGCGATAGTTTCCTTGAGATAATCTATCATTCTATCCGTTAGGTCATGCTTATGAAAATACTTTATCATGCCCCATTGGTGTACAGAAAGATTGTCTAAATCTTTCATACTGTAATTGAAGATGGCGTGCAATAATCTTTTAAGTGTCTCCATGTTATAACACCCCCTCTGCGTCTTCTGCTTCTAACATGTGGTCCACATGCTCTGCCAGCCATGCGTCATATATCTCCTCGAAATTAGCATTGTTAATAAAGACAGTCGCAAAGCTTTCTGCTATAGGATTGTCGCACTTTATATCCCAAAGCACACTGTGCTTCATTTCCTCTGGGCTTTTCCATTCGCGGTCATCATGACCACTGAAAAATTCTAACTGGACTCTCCATGTAGCATAGTTAGTCCAGCCGTTGTATTCTTTTTTACTCATTGTTTTCTCCTCTTACCTTAAACAGTAATTCGTACCTTGGTTTATTTAAAATTATATCTCTGACTCTTTCCCTGTCTATGCTATCGCCATCTCCCCATTGCATGGGGCCAGATTGTTCGCATAAATCAAGATATTTTAGAATCGCTTTGACTAGCTCTTGTGTTGTAAGGCCATCTATAGGGAACAACACGTCTGGATATTCGGGCAAATAAAAGCTTGCACAATAGTCCATAAACTGTGTGAACTCATCAGTCTGTACTTGTAAATCTTTCATAACTTTCTCCTTGCCAGTTTTGTTGGGACCGGCTAACCCATTGTATACTACCTGATTATAAGTTGTCAAGCTGTTCCTCTAAAGCCTTGTTAATGATAGGCTGTAAGTGCTCCTCTACAATCATTTGAATAACCAGTTCATCTTCAAGTCTATCCTGTGCCTCAGCCCACTCAGACTCGTGGCTATCTACAGCATCTCGTAGGTCATGATACGGGTATGATGAGTACTTACCTCGTGTACCCACAGCCCTCATCTCCAGTTCGTTACAGAAATCATCTAAGCATGGGTCATTGTTACTGCCCCAGCTATTGTTCTCATCATGACTCCATAACGGGTAGTCACTACCTCTGTCTGTGTACCTACGATACTCACCTCGGTACTCTGTTAATTGGTTAGCTGCATACTTAGCTTTTTGGAACTTCCTGAGTGCGTGGTTGTTGTCATCACATGTGCACACTCTACCACTGTTGCCAGAGCACTCATCGATTCTCTCATAGAGAAACTCTAGCTCCTCTTGGTCACCTACTTCTTTAAAGGTTGCATTAGCCCTCTGCTCTCCACTTACAGGGCCAACAAAGTCTCCTACTTTCTGACGGACATAGCCATCTATCTTACTGTAATATCCATACATACATCTTTCTCCTTACCCTTTACCACCTGTATATCAGGGATGGGGTATGTTACCAATGGTATCACCAATGATAACTGTATGTCAAGCTAAGGGGTAACCCATAGAGTAACCAAGGGGATATACCTATATACTCTGTGGGGACCCCGTAGCCTTTATCTTAAAAGGGCACCTAAGTCCCTAGGGCACCTTAGTCCATGTCAACGGCATAGACTTTTAACTCATCGCAATCGAAGTCAAGGTCATCAGTCTCATTAGCACTGGCTAACTCTTCGCCTTGTTCCCATGCGTCATCTTCATCAACTGCATGTACAGTTGTTTTGTAGTACACTGTGTGCTCTAATAGCACGGTGTATTCGTTAAGGTCTTCGGCACCATCTTCTGTGTGTACTTGACCTAGTTGTGGGTTACCATCTGACTTGATATCGATATCAAATCCTTTGATAGCTTTACTCATAACTTTCTCCTTGTGGGTTTAACCCTTTGGGTGATATCCACTGACAGCCCCTAGTATATACTAAAAGCTGTTTCGATGTCAATACATCATCTTCAGAGTGGCTGTTAAGCATGTGCAATTTTGTCTATGTCTACGGGATTGATAAACTCGCTTTTACGATAGCCTGAACATTTTGGTAACATCGAACTGTCGCTGCTGCGTATGCCGTTTATGTCATGTCCAAGTACAAGGTATTCACCATCTTCTCCATACTCTTCGTATAGTTCGGGTTCGTACTGTTTAAAATACAAGGCCATTGCTATCATGTCACGGCCTAGTAATTGTATGTCTGTACGGTCCATGTTGTTGTCTGCAAAATATGTGCATTGTTGCGGGTCGTATGGATTACAACCTGTCTCCGCCATAAATTTGGCTACGAATTTGTACTCTGCTTGTTTTGTTTCGAAAAACATATCTTTCTCCTTGTGGGTTTAACCATGTTGGTGATATCCACTGATGAGACCCATGTTACATGAGTCCCATTTCGATGTCAATACATCATCATCAGAGTGGCTATAGTTGATAATATTCCTGTTGCAATCCACCTTTAAAAAGTGTACGAACTCCAAGCAAGTTTGACTCTTCTCTTAAAGCTCTTTTTAAATCTTTTATTGCAAAATTGCTACTAGCCCCCGAACATTCACTGATGAACTTTTTTACATATTTCATGGTTGTTCTTGAGTAGTCCCAATCGTAGCCAAGGTAAACAATTTTTGTTTCCTTGTTATACTTCGCAACAATGGACTTGTAAGACTGTAAATAAACAGTGTCTCCCATGTCAATAACCGTCTGGTTAGGTGCATATTGTGTCACTAACTTCATAATACTTTCTCCTGTGGACTTAACCCTTTGGGTGATATCCTAATAACCCCGTACACATGCACATGTACAGGGTTTTCATCGTCGCTACGAATCATCAGTTAGGCTGCTTTTTTCTGTTGTTCTTTGTAGAGTTTGTCCCAGTTTTTACCAGCTCTTTTGGCTGTCCATTTCATAAAAACTTCGATACGGTCTAGGTCGTGATTTACAAGCATGCGGTATGAGTCCGCCCACTCAAGCCAAGTGTCTACGAACTTAGCACGGGTGCCCACTCTGCCGCCGTTGTCAATTGTGCGGTCATCTTTGATGTCGTTGTCGTTATAATTTGGGTACTGAATTTCGTACTCAATCCAGCCTTTGGCGTGCTTAAGGCGTAGGCCTGTTAGGCATACTGTTCTTTTTTTGTCTTCCTTTGTTAGTCTTTTACTCATAATACTTTCTCCTAGGCATTAACCCTTTGGGTGATTAGCCGTTAATTCTAGTAACTGTCTGATATTCTCTAGTCTCTACATTCTTAAAGTAATCAACTATCTCGTCATTAGCATT